GTTGAAGATCGCCATGTTGACGTCGGACGCCAGCTTCTGCTTGGCGGCCTTCGCGCGGTTGCGAAGCGCGCTCTCGACGCGCAGCTCCTTGGCGCTGAACTTCTGCGGCACGACCTTGTGGTAGCCGATCGACACCGGCACCGAGAGCTCGGTGATCTCGCCGAAGTTGGAGGTCTGGTCGAAGCCGTCATAGGACGCCGCGATCTGCGGCATCGGCAGCCAGAAGCGGTCGCCGGCTCGCGCCTGCTCCTCCGCGTCCAGCGGGTTGAAGACGGTCGCCGTCTTGGCGGCGACGAGCGCATCGTCGAAGCCCTCGAGGACTTCGTCGAAGATCACCTGCTCCTGGGTGGTGAATGCGTTGGCCATTGGTCAAATCCTCGTGAGAGCGATTGCGGTCACGCGGCCTGTCGCTTCTGCTTGCGGTACTGGATCAGCGCAGTGCGATCGCCAGTCCGGTTCGCTTCGGCTTCGAGCCGCTGTTCGTGCTTGTCGGGGCCGGCCTGCGAGACCCGCGCGCTGCCGCGCTGCTCACGATCCGGCTCAACGGTCTTCCGCTTCGGCATGACCTTCAGTCCTCCTTCCAGTCGCGCCACCGCGGCGGCCATCTTCAGGGGGTCGGTGATGGTGGAGATTTCCGCGAGCTTCGCGGGGCTCTTGCCGAGCGCGTAGAGCAGGGTGGCAGGGTCGTTCGCCACCTTCACGATCACCGCCTGCTGCACGTCCTTGAGCGAGGCGAGAGCGATTGCCTCGACCTCGTCCTTGTCCTGGAACGGCAGGGCGGCACGCTTCTGCACGTAGGCCTGGTGCGCTCGGTTCCAATCCTCGCGCGCCTGGTCCTCGGCGCCGTTGGTCGACGCCTTCGCATTCTCGGCCTGGTGCTTGCGCGCGTACCATGCGTCGAGGGCTTCGTTGTAGCGATCCTCGTCATAGTCGCAGCTCTCGATGGTCGGACGTTCGCCGACCTCGACGGCCTGAACGGGCGCCCGCCTCAACTCGGCAAGCTCGGCGTCCTTTTCCTTGATGACGCTCCGCATGTGCCGGATCAGGTCGGACTCGCTGCCCGCTTGCACCTGATCGCCGAAGGAGACCTCGAAACCCTCCTCGTCGTCACCGTCCTGCGGCTCCGCGTTCGGGTCGACCTCGTTGCCGCCGTCAAGCAGCTCGTCGGTCAGTTCGAGTGTGTTGTCGTCCTCGTGATCAGCCATCTTCCTCACCCCAACATGCTCTCACCGGCTTTCGGCCCGGCGGTTGCCGTGGGGCGCATTCTACGGGGAGGCGGGGCGGCGCGCTTTTGCGCTTCGTTCAGGCGTCGTGGTTCCAGCGATTGAGGCAGGTCGCCATCAGGCCACGCACCGTGAACGTGTCCGTGCGAGGGCCGAAACCATAGGTGCGCCAGAACATCTCCTGCAGGAGTTCCTGCCCCTCGCCGGGCCGCTCAGCGTTCGTGTGTCCAAGCAGCACGACGCAGGTGGTCACCGGGAAATCGATCTCACCCGCCTCGATGTCGTCGGCAAGCTGCCGAAGCATAGCGACCGTGTCGTCGCACGGCTTAGGCTTGTGAAGCTGGAGGATGTTGCCGCTCATTCCGCCCTCGCGCTCTTCTCGCCCGGATGCTGCGGATACTGGATCCGCTCGTCGCCGGGCATCCAGCCCTTGCGCTCATGGTCCTGGCGGCACAGCGCATAGGCGACGTCGTAGGCGGTGTCGGCGTTGTCGAACTCGCCCTGTGTCGTCGCGCTGGAGACGTTGCGCGTCGTCCCGCCCGGATTGTCGGCACCGCGCTCGAAGCGGGTCACGATGTAGCGGGTGACCGGGCGAACCCGGTATTCGATCAGCTCGGATGGGGTGTCTTCGGACATCGATCTACCTCCAGAAGCGACCGCCGCGACGGCCTATCCGCAGGAGCGCGGAGTGAGAGGATGATGCATGAAAGCGGGACCGGGCGCGCTTACGCCTTGTCCGCGCTTAGAGATCGCGCCCCATCCTGATCCTCGGCCGCGCCATGTCGTTCGCCGGCTGCGGCATCTGCGGCTGGCTGGCCTGTCGCGCCTTCGCCAGCGTCTCGAGCGTCTTGGCGTCCTTGAGCTTGGCGTCGGCGACGTTGACCTCGGCCTGGGTCTCAAGCTCCTTGGCCTGCGCCATCAGAGCGGCCTCGGTGGGGTCGGGCGCGGCGTTCTGCGCCGCCTGCTCTAGCTGCTCGCGTTCGTCGTCGTTCGGCTCGATCACGCCCGACGCGACGAGCTGCTTGCGCATGTAGGTCTGGAAGTCGGTCAGCCCCTCGCCATCCATGTTCAGCACCGCGACCCCGAACGCTGCGGCGGCGGTCTTGGGGTCGAGCGGGGCAAGCTGCGAGCCGATGTTGACCATCGCCTTCACCGTCTTGTCGCGCCGGGTCGCGGTCGCCTCGGTCACGTCGGCGATCACCTTGTAGCGGCCCTTGGTGAAGTCGTTGCGGATTCGGAAGTTGCCGCGGTCGTCGCTCACCGGCTCGTGAAGCTTGGCCTCGCCGTCCTCGCCGTCCTCGCTCATCGTCTCGACGACGCGCTCCGGCTCCCAATAGACGTCCGCCGCCATCGACAGGTAGATCTCGCCCTCGCGCTGGACCGACTGGCGCATGTGGTCGAGGTAGATCGCGGACTTGGCGTCGATGCGGGTCGCGGCAATGTCCATCGCCTCGGCGGACGTGTTGGCCTTGACCTCGTCGACCTCCGCCATGTCCTCGGTGAGGCCCTGAAGCGCGGCCTGGAGCAGCAGCGCCGTGACCTGCGGCACCTGCGGCGGCTCCACCTTGCCGATTGGGCCGGCGCTGACGATCTGGCCGCTGTCGTCGCGCAGCGGTTCGACCAGTGCATAGGCGTGGCGGTCGACGTTCTGCCGCGCCCACATCTCCGCGAGCGTCGACGGCATCTGCTCACGGGCGAAGATCGGAATCTCACGCGGCGCGAGTGCGTCGATCTCGGCCAGCTTCGACAGGCGCCCGTTGTAGATCCGCTGGTCGTCCATCTTGAGCTGAACGTAGCCGCGGAACCGCTCGAGGTTGTCGATGTACCAGCGCTTTCCGTACACCGGCACGATCGGGATGCACGAGCCGGCGATGAAGCCGCAGTCGTCAAGCACCTCATGCCCGGACAGCACGAACTTGCGCACCCGGATGCGCTTCTTGCGCTGCGCCCGCTTGACCCAGCCCATCGCCTCCAGGTCGGCGAGCTCGTCCGCGTCGATGTCGCTCGACCAGAACCGCTGCTCGTCATTCGAGACGCGGTGCGAGAGGATCCACAGCTTCTCGTCCTTTTCGACGACCTCGTAATATTCGGCGACGATGACGACTTCCGGAGCAAACCACTCGAACGAATGGCCCGGCTGCTTCGGGTCGGGCCAGGATGAGCACTTGCCGTCGTGGTCAGCCTCGAACGCCTCCTTGGTCTTGGCGGTCAGCACGAACGCCCACCGCGCGTCCGACTTGTCGTAGAGCTTGGAGTTGGGGTCGAAGAACACGCGCTGGTCCGCGTCGACGATCGTCAGCCCCGGATTGATGCGCTGCCGGTCGTTGTCCTTGTCGTACGGATCCTCCCACTCGTTCGACAGGCGGTAGGCGCCGAACCCGCCGGCGCTCGCCTCGTCGAAGGCGTTGTCGCGGGCTTGCTGGGCCTTGAAGTGGTAGCTGTCCGCGCGATGCAGTCCGTCGAGCGTGTTGGCCGTGTCAGGGTCGGAATCGCCGCCCGCCGGCCGAAAGTCAGGAACGATGCGGTTCTCGCGATAGTCGCGGGTGATCTTCTCCAGCCCCGCCGCGACCTTGTTGCTCTCGATCTTGATCGTGTTGTCGAAGGCATCGCCCCACTCGCCCTCCCACTGCGCGCCGGGGATGGTGGCGAAGCGGCGGGCGGCCAGGCTCTGCGCGCGCTGCTCGAGCTGCGGCGTTACCGTGTCGTCGAAGCGGCGAAGGGCGCGCTCGTGGACCTCGTCAAGGTCGGTGCGCGGCTTCTCGCCTTCGGGCGCTTCCGGTTCGGGGGCGGTGGCCATGCCGCGAAGATACCGACAAGGCGCGGATGGTGCGCTTGCGCCTTGTCAGCGGCGTGCCAGCGTCGGGATCGACACGGGCTCATCCTTCTTCTTCGGCCCCGCCAGCACTGCTGGGAATATCTCAGTGAGCGCCCAGATCAACGCATCGGCGCGGTTCGGCGATCGGCCGCCGACATAACCGTTGGTCGTGAAGCCGGTCAGCTCCTCCTCGAGCTCCAGGAACCGCCCGACGTGTCTCACCTTCCCCTGCTCGTAGAGCGCTGAGAATGGTTCGGCGCGCACCACCTTGCCGCGGCTCGCCGTCACCTGCTTGAACGGAGTCTTGGGCCGCGCGGTGTGGACGACATGCCCGACCATCGCGCCGCCGTAGTTCGTCTCGCCGACGATGATGTCGCCGTGCCGGCGCTCGAACAGGTTGGTGGCCACGCTGCCCCATGTCGCCGGACCAGCTTTCACCGTCGCATCCTCCAGCAGGTAGGCAATGCCGTCGGTTCCGAGACCGACCGCGACGATGCCGATCTCGTCATTGTCCGCATTGTCGACGTCGCCCGAGCCGGATGGATCCACCGCGACCGCTACGCGCACGAAGTCGGGCAACTCGTCGCCGTCGTGGCGCCAGCGCTCGATTACCTCGTCGGCGAACAGGGCGCCCGGCGTCGCGTCGGCGAACTCGCCATCGAGGAAGCGCTTGCGCATCCGGGCCGACATGCTCTCCAGCGTGTCGAGATAGTCGTCGGCGATGTGCTCGGCGTTGTCGTGCGGGTTGATCTTGAACCACGCATAGTCGTCCGGGCGGCGCAGTGGCTCGCCAGTCTCGGGATCAACCTTCTTGATGAACTGCTTGTAGGACCAGTGCGCCTTCGAAGGCGGGTTCTCGTCGTAATAGACCCGCGGCCGCAGCGGCGATGCCTGTCCGTCAATGACCTGGTCGATGCTTTGAGCGAGGCGGGTGATCGCCAGGTTCACGCTGTTGTGCGGGATCTGCGAGCACTCGTTCAGGTAGATCGTGGCGAACTCCATGCCTAGCACCTTTTCGGCGCGCTCCTTGTCGTCGAGGCCCGCGAACCAGACCTGCGCCCCGTTCGGGAACGTCGCGTACCAGTCGGTCTTGTCGAGCTTGTACCCCACGCCTGGAAAGGCGAGCCGCATCACCTTCGGGAAGGTGTCTAGCACGATCGAACTCTTCACCGAGTTGAACCGGAAGCGGAAGATGCAGTGCCGCGAGTTGGGCGCCTTCAAAGCCCGCATCACCACGTTCCGGACCAACAGAAAGGTTTTGCCCGAGCGTGATCCGCCGAACAGCATGAGGTGCTTGGCCGGGCCGGCGAGAATGCCCTGCGCCTGCCTCTGCTTGGCGGTGAGGGTGAAGGTCACAGGTCAGCGTCGTGCTCGCCGGAGACGACCTTCACGCTGCCCGAATGCTCATGTTCGGTTTTATCTCGCCACTGATCTTTGCGGCGGTTCTTGAGCCAGAAGATCGCAGCGGTGACGTCGGGTGCGACCTTGGCGCGATACGGCGCATAGACCGGCTCGGCCGCGCCGCTCGGCATGAAGATCTTCACCTCGTCCTGCTCATAGCCGATCGCCCGCTGGTAAAGGCTCCGCTCAACCCGGCTGTCCGCGACTTCCTTGCCGGCCTTTAGGGCCTGACAAAATTCCGGATTGTCGTGCTTCCAGCGGTAGACGGTGCGGACGTCGACCTCGAAGAAATCGGCGATTTCCTGATCGGTGGCGCCGAGCGTGGCAAGCTTCTCGGCCTGCGCCGCGTACTCGTCGCGATATGCGGTTGGTCGTCCACGCTCAGCCATAGCGGCCACCATCCTACTCCTCGCCCCT